CTCGCGGAACTGATCGCCGCCCCCGACCCGGACGCCTCAGCACAGCGGGCCGCAGCCGAGGCAGCGAAGGCGAACCGGTCCACTGTCGCGAGCGTCACGAGCGATCCGTCCGCGTCCCGGTACGTGCTGGGGGCCACAGCAATCGCCACAGAGGCCGTGCCGCAGGTGCCAGCGACAACCACCACCTTGCCAGCCGTGTAGGCGTCCGTGCTCGTCAACGCGATCCGCTGGACGCTCTGCACCGCTGTGCTCGTCGCCGAATCCGTGAAGCCCACGTCGATCGCGATCCGTCCCTCGAGACTCATGCGTACTGCCTCCAGCGGAGGTTGGCCAGCAGGGCCGATACGGCCATTTCCAGTTCACGGCCGACGCTGCCCACGGCTTCCCGGTTCGCGTACCAGTGACCCACCAACATCTTGATCGCATGCTTCGCCGGCGTCGGCACGTTCGCCGATCCACCGTAGCCGGCGAGGTATGTCACCTGAACGGCCTTGTCGTCGAGCCGCACGCTCGGCCAGTTCTCCAAGTACTTCGGGTAAACGAGCGAAGGGACGTGGTCGCGGTCCAGGCGGAACTGCTGCGTTCCGGACTGCGCCCACGTCAGTGTTTGCGTGGTGCCCCCCTGGTCCACGTAGGAAATAGTCACCGTGGCGCTCGCGGCCGTCGCGTTCAGGCGGACGGGCGGGCGCGGAAGCCCAATCCGCAAATCCACGAAGTCGTCGAACGCCACGGTGTATTGCTTGTCGGCGAAGGTGCGGTCGCAGTAGTCCTCGCACCAGGCGGTCGCCGTGTCGATCAGAACGCCGATGTAGTCATCGTCGGTCGTCATATCGACGATCCGCAGATGCTCCTTGGCCTCGGCCACCGACACGGGCCGATCGCCCGACCCGCTGGCCGTCGCAACGATGAGCGACCGGTAGTTGCTACTTGCCCGCACGGCGTCGCCTCCCAGCCTTGGCGTAGGGTGCCTCGGCTCGCTCGACCTCCTGCGGCTCGTCAGCCACGGCGAACCGGATCTGCGGCTGCTCGTCACGCACGGCGTAGCCAGAACGCACCAGCATGTCCGCCAGGCCGCCAGTCACGTCCACGACCTGCCCCGTCTTGTAGGTGCGGACCGGTCGAGTGATCCGCACCGAGACCGTCGGGTACTGCGTGCTGCTCATTGCCACACCTTGTCCGGGGGTTGCCCGCCTCGATCCCAGAAATCCCCAGGATGCTGGAGCAACGGCTGCATGTTGTGGTCGGGCCATTTGAACCAGACTTCGGCATGCCCCAAGGCGACCCGCGGGCAGACGCCCAACTTCAGCCCGGCCTTCTGAGCCTCGATCCAGAAGTGGATGTCGTCGTCGATCCGGCCGTCGTCCCACCGGCCATCGGCGTTCGGTCTGCCGAAGAACCACGGGTGCGGCATCTTCTTCAAGGCCGACGCCCGCAGGAGCGTGAACCCGAAGTGAGCCGTGTTCACCGGCATGATGTTGTGATAGATCAGCTGGTCGCGGCCGATGCTCCCGGCCCGCGTGCCGTCGTCGCTCATCATCGTGAACAGCGGCTCATCGTGCCGCCGCTTCATCTGCACGGCAGCGACCACGTCGTAGTCCGACGCCGAGGCGTAGGTCAGCAGACGAGGTAGTGCATCGGGCTGGAAAATGGAATCGTAGTCGAGTGTCAGGATCCACAGCGGAGGGCCGTCAGGCTCGGGGTCGTTCTCGACCATGTCCGTGAGGACACGCTCGAGGCACTGCCCCCAGAAAGCCCCTTCCAGCCGCACGGGTGCGACTCCGTAGGGGATGAGCCCTCTAGGCCAGCAGAACATGTGGTCTTGCCAACCCAGCCTAGGAACAGAGAACGCGCAATGAACGCGAACCGGCCCCGAGCCAGTATTCAGCACAGCCGGCTTTATGCCGGCGATGGGTGAAGCAGCCGCGCCCACGGCAACCTCCTTCGAGTTGTCGAACTACTTAACCAAGGACCACGCGGTTGGTGACGTTCGCGTCCGACGCCGAATCGACGCCAGACTCGCCGCGACCCAGACGGGCCGCCACCACCACCGTGTTGTTGCTTGCGTTGCTCGTCGCAGACGAACTCGGCGTGACCGAGACCTGCACGTAACGCTTGAGACCCTTCGTGCTGACCTCGAACCGGCTGACGTTGACCGTCGCCGTGTTGCCGACGCCAGCCAGCGTGTAATCCGTGTTCTGGATCAGGCTGGCGATCGTGCCGTAGCTGCCGTCCGTGTCGGAGTGACGCAGCGAGACCACGCTCGGAGCCGCCGTGTTGGCGATCGAGCGGTAGCCCACGTCCACCGACAGCGAGTCGTAGCCGAGGCAATCGACCGCCACGGTCAGCGTGCTGGCCGAAGCGAGACCCGTAGCGTCCGTCAGGGCGACCACGGAACGAGAGTTCTGGAGATGGTTCACGGTTCAGGGTTCCTTGATGGTGCTTGGGTCAGAGGATGAGGGCCACGACCGGACCGGCGGTGTTGGCGTCGCCAACGTCCGAGGTCACCGCGTCGTAGGACACAGTGGCCTGCATGTACGTCTGATCGAATTCAACGTAGCGGTCAGTGCTCGCCCGCACGGCAACCTGCCGACGGAGGGCGAAGTGGCTGGACCGCTTCAAGTCGCCGAAGAGAGCCACGCACTGGGTAGCGGCGGCGGTCTTCCGCATGACGTTGTTGAAGAACACCGGCCAGCCCATGAACACCGGCCGACGGACGCCGTCCACGATCTCGTTAGCCATGGCACCGTTGCCGCCCAGGGCCAGCGACTGCATCGCCAGAGCGTGCATCTGCGGCGTGGTGTACCAGCCGCAGGTCGGGCTCTGCGAAGCGTAGGTCGGCAACTTGGCGATCGTGTTGGCGAAGTCGTCGATCGTCAGGGCAGTGACCGCCGTCTGGCTGGAGTCGTGGATGCCAGCGGTCAGCGTCTCGTTTTCGAACTTCCACTGGATGCCGCGGATGCCGCCGTAGGTGGAAGCCCCGGTCCCGATAAAGCCGTCTTCGTCGATTCTCTGCGCGATGGCGAGGGCAAATTCAGTTGCCACAAGCGACGCCAAATCGATAGCCGAGTCGTCGATCAGCTGGTTGGGAATGCGGGTTCCGACCCTGACTTCCTTGCTAGAGAGCAAGACGTTGTCGGTCGCCATGTCCGTCACGATCGTCTCAGCGTTGGCGCCGGTGTGGTACGCGGTATTGCCGGCGGTCCGACGCGGGATGTAGAGCGTGTCGCTCGTCATCGTCAGGTTGTTGGCCTGGGCGGGAAACGACCCATAGGCATCGACCAATCTGATCAACGTGGCCGCGAAGGTGTCAGGAATTAGCGCTCCGCCCTTGCTGTTGTCGTTGGGCGACAGGGCGCGAGCCTCGACGTGCTTCTCGTACCACGCCCGATCCTCGGCTCGGCCGAGGACGTAGCCACGAATCCAGCGACCGCAGGCTTCGGCGTCCGAAGACGACCGGAACATCGTTGCCTTGCCGCTGTCGCGGGACGGACGGGCCGCCGGCTCAACAGCAGCAACCTCGACCGGCTTCGCGGTCGCAGCAACCTTGCCGCGGAGCGACGTGATCCGCTCGGCGATGGAGTGCTCGCGGGCGAGCTCGGCCTCGAGACGCTCACCTTCGACGGCGAGCTTCTCCATCTCGGCGGCCTGCTCGGCGGAACGGTCCTCGACGGCCGAAAGGTCGGCGAGCATCGCAGCCACAGCGGCGGCGCGGTCCTGAAGCTTCGAGAGTTGAGTGGCCATCCGTGGCGCTCCGTAGTTGGTGAACGGTGACAGTCCGTGTCTGTCGTTCACACTACGGGAGCAAAGGGCGATGACCTAGCGTTTCGGTTGTACGTACAACGAACGTCTGTAGATGTACTCGCTCGGCACGACCACCTTCGTGCTGAAGTCGCAGCATTGGCACTCGACGTAGCGAACCTGCTGATCGCCTGCCGCCTTGCTGGTACGTGTGCGAATGCGGCCACGCTTGCACTGCGGACACACGTCGCCTGGTCTAGCCACGCAGATGGCTCCTGAGCTTGGCAGCCCGCAGGCGAGCCGCCATCCGCACCGCCAGATTCGTCAGCGTCTTGCCGTCGTTCACCGGCTCGGCCTGGACCGGAGCCTCTTCCTGCTCAGCCATCCACGCCTCCATGCTGCGACGGGCAACAGCCGCAGACGATGACGAGTATGCAGGGTGTGTCACGACCGACACGTCGAACAGGCCAGAAACCTCGCGGATCGAGCGACGCGGCATACCGTCTTCGCCCGGTGCCCACGACTGCCCCTTCTGCTCCACGGTGAACGCGAACGATGAGCCACGCAGGTCGCCGCGGGCCGTCAGTTCGCCGATCGTGCGGCCCAACTCCGTATTCGGCAAAACGACCGAGTACCGCAGCCCCTTGTCGTCGCTTGACAGTTCCAGCGTGCCTGACGACGTGCGGCCCAGCAGCTGGTTGGCGTCGTGGTTGAACAGGGCCACCACGTCCCGCTTGCCACGCTGGCGGTTAAGAACCTTGTCGAATGCACCCGGCAGGATCGTCTCGCGAAACCCGCCTAGGTCTACCGAAGTGGTGTTGTAGCGGACGGCATAGCCCGACAACACCGTGCGGCCGTCGGCCCGAGTCTCGACAGCCACGCCACCGTCGTCGGCGAACTCCCAGTCACGCCGCTCGATCTCCGTAGCCACCGCCACGTCCGTCTCGTCAGCCATCGCTCGCCTCCGTGCTCGGGGTGTCCTGGGCCGGCTCGTCTTCGCTCGGTTCGTCCTGCTCCTCGGGCACGTCCTCCACCGGCTCGGCCACCGGCTCAGCACCAGGGGGCAGCGGGCCGAGGTTCTCCTTCTGCCGCACTTCCTCGGGCGTCAGCCACTTGTTGCGGATGGCGATCTCATACGCCTGGTAACGGGTCGTGATGTCGCTCCGCAGCAGCCCCTCAACGAGAAACTCCGCGTACAACTCGCCGTCCTCGGGGAGCACGTCCCGCTCGATCGCGCCCTCGATCCGCCGCAGCCACGGGGCAATCGTGAACTTCTCGAACGACACCATCTCGCTCTGCAGGTTGCCCCACGTCGCGCGGCCCAACTCCTGAATCATGTGTGGCGGCATCCGCCAGATGCGGCAGATCGCCAGCAGCGATTGCATCCACAGCTCGGCCAGCTGGCTCTCTTGATTCGTGGCCGTGATCGTGTCGGCCTTCAGCCCGTTGCTCAGCACCGCCGTCTCGCCAGCGTTCCGCGCCCCCTTGTGCCGGGCGTTCCACGACTCGCGAAGCCCTCGCCGCTGCTCCTCGTTGAGCACCTGGTCGGTCGTGAGGATCAGCCCTGGCTGGGCGTTGTTGCGATAGAACGTGGCAGCGTAGCCCTCCAAGCTGCGGGCCAAGCTGATCGCATCGCGGCCCAACTCAATCGGCACCTCACCGTGAATGCCGTCGAACGAGATCCACGGAATGTGGCAGATCTGGTCGTCGCGGTAGATCGTCTGCCGGCCCGTCTTCGGGTCCGTGAAGAGGTACGTCTTTGTGCCCTCGTCGTCCGCCTCGACCTTCATGCCGGCCGGGTTCAACGGCCGCAGTTCGGTCACCTGCCCATCGGGGCCGCGGAACTTGAACTGGTAGGACGAGCCGTAGAACCCCATGTGCAGGCAGATCTGCTCGACCCACTGATACCGGGTCTGGTAGCGGTTCGGCTTCTTGGCGAGCACGTTGTAGATCGCCAGATCCTTGGCCCGCTCCGACGTGTAGTCGTCGCGCTTGCGGTAGACGTGCAGCGGCAGGCAGGCGACGGTCTCGGCGACCACGCGAGCACACGCCATGTACGCCGCCGTCCGCATGGCGGTCTCGGGAGTCACCCGCACGCCAGACTCGGCAGCAGCGGCAACAAGGTCATCCCAGCGGCTCATCCGCGTCTCAAGCCAGCGGATCTCGGGGAGCGTCGCATCCATGCGGTGTTCACCAGAAGGAAAGTTCGGGCATCGCCTGCGGCGTCAGGCTTTCGCCCATGTGCGAGCCAATCGCCATCACCAGAGCCACCATGCCGTCGATGCGTTCCGTGCTCTTCGCCTTGGATGGCTTGATGTTGCCGGCCGAGTCGCTCTGAACCGCTACGTTTCCTGCTTGCCAGCCTAGCACCGGATGTCCAGCGTGCCGCAGTTTGCCGTCGATCGTGAGTGCCTCAGTCCTCTTAGCGGGCGCGCTCATGGACGCAAAACCCATCCCAAACATCTGCACCGGCAAGCCCTCAGCCACGAGCTCCTGCGCGAGCATCGTCGCGTTCCATCGGTCGATGGCGATCTGCTTCGGCTGGAACCGCCCGCAGAACTCCATGATGTCCCGCTTGATCGTGGCGTAATCCGTGCTCTTGCCGTCCGTCAACCGCAGGAATCCGTCCCTGCCCCACTGGGTGTAGGGCACCCGGTCCGTCCGCTCCCGCTCAGCGGCGTTGGCCTCAGGGCACCAGAACATCGGCACCACGTCGTACCGCCCCGACTCGTCGGGAAACACGGCCACGAACGCCGACGTGTCCCACGTACTCGCAAGGTCCAACCCAGCCCAGAACGGCCGCCCCTCCAGCGGCTCAAGTTCCACGCCGCAGGCCGCCCACTGGTCAGGACGAATCCAGCGGATGTCAGAGGTCGTTGGGATGTTCAGCCGATACCGCAGGAAGGCGTTGAGTTTGGTGGCGGAGTTCTCGGCTTCCTTGCAGTCAGCGGCGAATGACTCCTCGCTGATCGTCTCGCCTAGCGAGGGGTTCGCCTTGTGCCATATCTTCGGCGACTTCCAATCGTCCTCCCGGTCCGCCGCGTAGATGCAGCCGAAGAAAGACGGGTCGAACGTCGGGTCGGCAATGCACCGCTCGGCGTAATCGTGCTGGTCGTACCACAGGTGGGTCTTGTTCGCCTCGCCAGCCGTCGTGATCGACAGTACCAGCGGCTGACGCCGGGCCGCACCGCCGTACCGCAGGGCATCCCACAGCCGGCGGTCGCCACGTTGGGCATGCAACTCGTCGAACAGCAGGCAGGAAATGTTCAGCCCCTCGGCCCTGAACGCATCCGCCGACAGCACGCGGTAGAACGAGTTGCTCCCGCGATGCACGATCGTCTTCCGCGAGTCGAGCACCTCCAGCACCTTCGACAAAGCCGGCGACGAGCGGACCATCGACGCGGCTTCACGGTAGATAATGCCAGCCTGCTCGCGGTCCGATGCCGCACCGTAGACCTCGGCCCCGGCTTCCCCATCGGCCACCAGCATGAAGAGGGCGATGCCGGCGAGTAGCGTTGACTTCCCGTTCTTTTTCGGGATCTCGATGTACGCCTGGCGATGTAACCGAGTGCCGTCAGGCTTCAGCCGGCCGAAGATCTCACCCAGCACGTACTTCTGCCACGGCAGCAGCAGGAACGGTTGCCCGGCCGTCTGTCCCTTCGAGTGCTTCAGCACCGTCTCGAAGAAACGGTACACCCGGTCGGCCTTCGCCTGGTCGATGCCAGGACGATGCTTAGCCGTGGGCGGCGAAGAACTCTTCGAGCTCGTCCTTTTTGACTTCGACTTGCGTGGCAAGCTTCGTTCTCGACGAGGG